AATGGGCACGGCGAGCGGGCAGGAGTGGGGTGGTGGGGCCGAAAATGCTGCCAGTGCCTCAAGAAACCAGTGATTTTGGGGATTAGTAAAGGGCTGTTCCGGGAATAGGTATAGTTGTTCCAGCCGTTCCACGTAAGTCATTGATTGTTCCAAAGTGGAAGTATGTAAACGGAACGGACTTTTTGTATAACTATACTAATTGGGGTTTTCTGGGGGTGAGGTAAGTTGTTGATTGGCAAGAAGAAGAAAGAAAGAAAGTATATATATTATTATTATTAGTATGTATATAAAAGTGCGTTTGTTCCAGAAAATGAGGTTTTTTGAAATAGGGCGGGGGGTTGGGAGATTTTTTGGTTTACTAATGGGTATGGGCTCGCGCCCCTGCCCCCGCTCGCGCAAATTTTCTCAGCCCCCCACCCCCCTTTTCAAAAAAGTGAAAAAACTGGAACAAACGCACTTTTATTTGTATAGCGCACTTCCGAATACGTAAAGACTTTACCCCCCGTGGTGAGTGAAAATCAATGACTTACGAAAACGCGTTGTATAGTTACAGAAAAAGTCCGTTCCGTTGGCTAAGTTACGTTTTGGAACAATCAATGACTTACGTGGAACGGCCGGAACGGGCTCTGGAACGGACTGATTTATCATTTACGGAGTGAGTAAATGACAACAACACTCACGCGCGCACTTAGCAATTTGATCAATAGAGAAACTAGACAAACTTAGCAAATTGCTAAGCGTTAGGAAGCCTAACGCTAACGGTTTCGTACACGAGCGCACGCGCACGCTCGCCCGGCCAGCCCCGCGCACGCGCATACCAGTGCTTGTATATGTCAGCGCTCGCTCGCACGCGCACGCGAAACCAGTGATACCAGTTTCCTCGGGGCCAAAAAAAGGGGCGAGCCTCGCGGCCCGCCCCATCGGTTACCGTTAGGTCGCCTAACGGTTAGCCTTTCGCCTTCGCCTTCGCCTTCGCCTTCGCCTTCGCAGTGTCCGGCAAGTCTAGCGGCGCCGGAAACAGTGCTACCAGACTCTCACGAGTTTTCGAAATCCATGCGGCCAGATCGCCCGCATTTAGTTCGGCCGTCTTTTGATTCCGGCTCACCATACTCTTCGCCGCATCATTGAATGTTTCCATCACAGATTTAGTCGGCCGTGGATCGGCCGCCTTTTTCTCCTCTGTGGTTAACGATTCATCGCGTCGCGTAAAAGTGCGTTCCACTAGGCGATTCCATTCCTGCCGAAGTGCCCAACAATCCTGTCGGGCATTGTTGAGGATCGCCGCGCGGGCAATTTTGACCGGGCTATTTTCCGCGAGAGCCCGGATCGCCTTCCGATCCATCGGCAGGCTTTTCGTCGCCGCTTTGCCCTTGTGCCGGCTGTCATAGTCGGCCGCCCGCAGCGGTAACCTTGCCTCTTTATATTTCGCTTCAGATTCCTGCCGCTTCGCCTTCGCTTCCGGGTTAGCCTCCCACTGGACGAACGCCTTACCGAACGCCTCTCGGTTTTCGTCGGGCTCCGGGAGGCGGAAGAACATTCCCCGCGCTATCAGGAACATCACGATTACTTCCAAAACACGTCCAGCCGCTGACTGCATAGCAGCGGCTGTTTCATAAGACTTCACTATGATCTGGTTCATCTGTCCATTCTCCAAGTTACCGTTATGACGCCTAACGGTGAAGGCGTCGCCTAGCAATGCGCTTGGCGATAGGTGAACTATGGGCTCCGTCACCGCATACGTCAACTCTAGCTTGGCAAACCCGACCGTACCCCCACCCCCCGCTGTGGAAGTAGGAGTCCCGCCCGCGCCGCTGCGCTTTAATCCGCACAAACCACCCCACAATTTTTCAAATCTGGAAACACCCCCCGGTCATCGATTTGGTACCATGCCATTTTTCGCTGTATATTTATTTTCACTTTCCAAATTCGGACGTATACTTCGCCTATGGATATGTTAATTCCAGACATCGAAGACGATATCCCGTTGCCCAAGAAAGCAGCGGAAGCCTTCCCAGAGTTAACACCGAACGAAGAACTGGAAATGCGGGTGAGGACAATCAAGTTATTGTCCGATCTTACGGGCGTGCCTGTAGTCCCCGGCAGCCAACACAAGATGGAAGCTCACGATCTGGCTCAGCAGATGATGCAGAACCCCAAACACCGCCCGGAATACAACCGCTACCCCAACGAGACAATGGCGTATCTGGCCGGAATGGTTGCTCAGACCAAATGTATGTTGGTCGATGAGCTGTCTGAGTTGAAGTTGTACGTCATCAATAAGCTGGTGCAAGAAGTAGAACACGCCCAGATGCCCAAAGATCGCATCGCAGCCCTGACAAAGCTCGGGGAGATCGATGGCGTAGACGCTTTCAAGAAGCGCACAGAGATGACGATCCAGATAAAGCCTATAGAGGAGGTCGAGAAGGAGCTTTTGTCGGTGCTTGAGAACATCGAATACGCCGTGGAACCTGAAAGTTCGCAAAATCTCCTGCAATGACGACCCAAATCGGCCCAAAACTGTCACTTTCTGACATTCAGAAGCTGAAAAACGCTCTGCCCACCCTCCCGGACAAGGAAAAGCGACGTGTAGCGGAGCTTTTGAAGCAGTATCAGGCGCAAATCACGCAGTTGAAGAGCCGCGAGTCCTTTCTGGACTTCATCCAGCACGTATATCCGGGCTATATGGTGGGGCCACACCACAGAAAACTGGCCCGAATCTTTGAAGAGATAGCCGCAGGTAAAAAGAAGCGGGTGATCGTCAACATTGCCCCCCGACACGGCAAGTCGGAGATGATTTCCTACCTTGCCCCGGCATGGTTTCTGGGGAAGTTCCCCCAGAAGAAGATCATCATGGCCTCGCACACTGCCGATCTGGCGGTGAACTTCGGTAGGCGAGTACGAAATCTGGTAGGGAGCGACCTGTACAGTGAGGTTTTTCCGCAAGTCGAGCTTCAAGCGGATAGTAAGTCGGCTAGCCGATGGGGTACGAACTTTAACGGTGAGTATTTTGCTATCGGTGTGGGCGGCGCTCTCGCTGGTCGCGGCGCTGATCTATTTATTATTGATGATCCTCACTCAGAGCAGGAAGCCAAGCAAGGACGACCAGATGTCTTCATCCCCGCATGGGAGTGGTTCCAGTCAGGCCCAATCCAGCGACTGATGCCGGGGGGTGCCATCATCGTGGTGATGACGCGGTGGTCAAAACTCGACCTGACCGGGCAGATCATCGACCACATGACGCGGAATGAGGACGCAGATGAGTGGGAGGTGGTCGAGTTCCCTGCCATCCTGAACGATAAGCCTCTGTGGCCGGATTTTTGGCCGATGGAGGAGTTGATGGCGAAACGGGCGGGTATGGATCCCCGGTACTGGCAAGCCCAGTATATGCAGCAGCCCACGGCGGAAGAAGGCGCGCTAATAAAGAGGGAGTGGTGGCAGATATGGGAGAAGGACGACCCGCCCCAGTGTGACTTCATTATTATGGCTCTGGATGCTGCACAGGAGACATCCAACCGGGCTGACTACAACGCCCTCACTACGTGGGGGATATTCTTCAACGAGGAGACGAACAACCACAACATAATACTTCTAAACGCCATAAAGAAGCGCATGGAGTTTCCAGAGCTAAAGAGAATGGTGTTGGAGGAGTATAAAGAGTGGGAGCCAGACGCCTTCATCGTGGAGAAGAAATCCAACGGTGCCGCGCTGTATCAGGAGATGCGGCGGATGGGCATACCGCTGGGGGAGTTCACTCCGGGTAAAGGTCAGGACAAGATCAGTCGGGTCAACGCCGTGGCTGACCTATTTTCCGCAGGGATCGTGTGGGCACCTGACCGGCGGTGGGCACGGGAGGTGGTCGAGGAGTGCAACGACTTCCCGGCGGGGAGAAACGATGACTTGGTGGACTCCACCACACTTGCCCTTATGCGGTTTAGACAAGGTGGGTTTATTACTCTCCCATCAGATGAGGTAGACTTGCCTTACCAGTATGCTCCTAGAAAGGCGGCGTATTACTAGAGGGTATTTTGATGGCTATCGACAAAGCATTGAACCGTGCGCCAAGTGGGCTTGAAGAGTTGCTGGGCGACGAGCCAGCAATTGAGATCGAGATCGAAGACCCGGAGGCCGTGCGGATAGACGCAGGCGGTATGGAGATTGAGATCGAGCCCGGTGCAGATGGTCTGGGTGGCGGGTTCAGCGATAACTTGGCCGAGACGATGGACGAGTCGGCGCTCCTGTCGCTGGCCGAAGAGCTTGCTGGCGATATTGAGAATGATCTTGCCAGTCGGAAGGATTGGGAGGAGACGTACATTGAAGGCCTGAAGCTGATGGGCCTCAAGTACGAGGAGCGGATGGAGCCGTGGAGTGGGGCCTGTGGCGTCGTCCACCCCATGATCACAGAGGCTGTGGTCAGGTTCCAAGCCGAGACGGTGATGGAGACATTCCCGTCGAGCGGGCCGGTGATGACGAAGATCATTGGCAAGGAAACCTCTGAGAAGATAGAGGCTGCTCACCGCGTCAAAGAGGACATGAACTATCAGCTTACGGAGCGGATGATTGAGTACCGCCCGGAGCATGAGAAGATGCTGTGGAACCTGCCCGCGACGGGTTCCGCGTTCAAGAAAATCTATTACGACCCAAGTCTGGGTCGCCAGATCGCTGTGTTCATCCCGGCAGAGGATGTCGTGCTGCCATACGGCGTGTCTGACATTTATATGTGCCACCGCGTCACCCACGTGATGCGTAAAACCAAGAATGAAATCAGGCGGTTACAGCAGGCTGGCTTCTACCGGGACATTGACCTCCCAGACCCAGACAAGACCCGCAGTGATATAAAGAAGGCAAAGGACAGCGAGACGGGGTTCAGCGACATCCATGACGAGCGGTACACGCTGTATGAGGCACACGCTGACCTGAACCTCAACGGGGACGAAGAGGACGTTGCCCTGCCGTATGTGGTCACCCTGATCAAGGGGTCTAATGACGTACTGGCTATCCGCCGCAACTGGCGGGAAGAAGACAGCTTGCAACTCAAGCGTCAACACTTCGTCCACTATCAGTACATCCCCGGCTTTGGCTCGTATGGTTTCGGCCTGTTCCACCTGATCGGTAACTTCGCCAAGTCGGCTACGTCGCTGACCCGTCAGCTTGTGGACGCCGGTACGCTGGCTAACCTCCCCGGAGGACTGAAATCGCGTAGCCTGCGGATCAAGGGAGATGACACGCCGATCTCTCCCGGTGAGTTCAGGGATGTGGACGTAGGGTCTGGGACTATCCGGGACAGCATCCTGCCCCTTCCTTATAAGGAGCCTAGCCAGACTCTGCTCCAGTTGCTGGGGACTATCATTGAGGATGGTCGCCGCTTCGCCGCTACGGCAGATGTGAAGATCAGTGACATGGGGTCACAGGCCCCGGTCGGCACGACGCTGGCGATTCTGGAGCGGCAGCTTAAACCGCTCTCTGCTGTTCAGGCGCGAATTCACTACACGTTGAAGCAGGAGTTGAAGCTCCTCGCTGAGATCATCCGCGACTACACGGAGGACTCCTACAACTACGAGCCTGAGACGGGTACGCCCAAGGCGAAGAAGGAAGACTATGAGCACGTGGACATCCTGCCGGTGTCCGATCCCAACGCGGCTACTATGGCCCAGCGGATCGTGCAGTATCAGGCCGTTATTCAGATGGCTCAGATGGCCCCGGATATTTACGACCTACCGGAACTTCACCGGGGGATGCTGGACGTTCTGGGGATAAAGAACGCAGCCAAGCTGGTGCCGTTGAAAAATGACCTCAAGCCAATGGATCCCGTGACGGAGAATGCGCGGGCGTTGATGAGTGAGCCGATAAAAGCGTTCCGGCATCAGGATCATACGGCACACATCGCCGTGCATAACTCCATGATGCAAGACCCCATGATCCAGCAGAAGATGGGACAGAATCCGAAAGCCCAGCAGATCATGGCTGCGTTGCAGGATCACATCGCCGCCCACGTTGGGTTTGAGTATCGCCAGCAGATCGAGAGTCAGCTTGGCCTGCCCCTGCCCCCCGAGGAGGAGCAGCTTACGCCGGAGGTGGAGGTCGCTCTCTCGACCATGCTGGCACAAGCGAGCCAGCAGCAGTTGCAACAGTCACAACAACAGGCTCAGATGATGCAAGCGCAACAGCAAGCGCAAGATCCTGTGGTGCAGATGCAGCAGCAAGAGCTTCAGATCAAACAGCAGGAAGTTCAGATCCAAGGCCAGAGGGCTCAGGCCGATATGCAGCGGTCGATGCAGGAGCTTCAGTTGAAGCGAGAGCAGATGGAGCAGGACTTCGCGCTGCGGCGTGAACAGATGCAGCGTGAGTATGAGAAATCCATGCTCACGATGGAGCTTAAAAAGGATGAGATGGAGGGCAAGTTTGCCCGTGAAGGACTGAAACTTGGTCTCGACAAGGAACGTGAGGATGCTAATCAGACACGCGAAGGGTTGAAGTTGGGCCTCCAGAAAGAGAGGGACGACGCCAACCATATGCGTGAAGGGATGCGGCTGGGCATGGAGTCAAGCCGCAATAAATCGGAGCCGGGGAGTTCCGAGAGTCCCGACAAGAAGAAACCCCCCGCTAAGAAGGACTGATGTATGGTGAGAGACTTCGCCCGCGTATTGCGAGACAAAATACGCGCTGATATGAACAACTTCGCGGACGACGCTGCTACCGGGCAGTGTCAGTCTTTTGAAGCGTACAAACAACTCTGCGGCGTGATTCAGGGCCTAGCGTTGGCAGAGCGACATTTGGTAGACCTGCTTGAGAAACTGGAGACTGATGATGACTGATTTTATTTTGCCTCATGGTGTGACGATGCCGAAGCCGATCGTTGAGCGTGATACGCCCGATGATGCGGAGACAGAAGAGCAACGGGCGACAATGCTGCCAGACCCCACGGGCTGGAAGCTGCTGTGTGTCGTGCCGGATGTATCGGAGAAATTCGACGGTACGTCGCTGCTGAAAGCCTCATCTGCAATGCGGGCTGAAGAGCACGCAACGTCGGTGTTGTTTGTCCTCAAGATGGGTTCTGACGCCTATAAGGATCAGACCAAGTTCCCTACCGGGCCGTGGTGCAAGGTGGGCGATTTCGTACTGGTACGTAACTACACCGGTACGCGTTTCAAGATTTACGGCAAAGAGTTCCGGGTCATCAACGATGATCAGGTCGAGGCCGTAGTACTTGATCCTCGCGGGATAACCCGCGTTGCTGTGTAACTAAACCGCCTATGGCGCATGGAGTGATGTATGGCTGACGACTACAAGTTTCCTGACGAGATAGAGCGGCCTTCCGAGGCTGCGAGTGAAGAGATTGAATTGGAGATTGTTGACGATACCCCGGAGGTAGACAGGGGGCGTAAGCCACTTGCGCGTCCGGTGGAAGAGCCGTCTGATGATGAGCTTGAGAATTACTCCGAGGGCGTGAAGAAACGCATCAAGGAGCTTACTCACGCACGACATGACGAGCGTCGGGCGAAAGAAGCCACGCTGCGGGAGAAGATTGAGCTTGAGCGCCTCGCGCAACAGCTTATTAGCGAGAACCGCCAGCTTAAAGAAGTGGTGAATACCGGCAGCAAGCAATTTGCTGAAACGGCACGTACCGCTGCGGAAACTTCGCTTGAGATGGCGAAGAAAAAGTACAAGGAAGCATATGAGCTTGGGGATACAGACGCGATCCTTGAAGCACAGCAATTGCTTACCGATGCACAACTCCGCGCTCAATCGGCAAGAAATTTCAATCCAATCGCTTTACAGGTTGATGATTATCCTGTAAATATACCTCAAGAGACTCCGCAAACCCCGCAAGTCGATGAAAAGACTCTTCGGTGGCAAGCGCAGAATCAGTGGTTCGGGACTCCCGGCCATGAGGAAATGACCAGCTTTGCACTAGGGCTGCATCAAAAGCTAGTGAATTCGGGGGTAGACCCCCGCACTGATGAATACTTCGGGCAACTTAACGCCCGCTTGAGATCGACGTTTCGAGACTTCTTCGGGGAGTCGGAAACGAGATCGCCGTCTGGTGATGGCTCCAGAAAGCCCGCGACGGTAGTGGCACCGGGGACGCGTTCCACGGGAGCTAAAAAGATCAGACTGAATACGTCGCAGCTTACGCTAGCGAAACGTCTTGGTTTGACTCCGCAGCAATATGCTGAAGCAGTGGCAAAAATGGAGAGAAGCAATGGCTGACCAATCCAGAATGGCACGTGAACTAGAATCACGCGAAAAACGGCCTGTTCGTATGGTGTACACACCTCCGAGCACGCTCCCTGACCCAACCCCCCAGCCGGGGTACGGTTATCGGTGGGTAGCCACCCATGTACTTGGGCAAGCTGATCCGTCGAACGTATCGCGCAAACTGCGGGAAGGGTGGGAACCGGTAAAAGCAGTGGATCACCCTGAGCTTATGCTCTTCGGGAATGCCGCTACTGGAAACGTGGAGATCGGTGGCCTCATGCTCTGCAAGGCTCCGGTTGAAATGATTCAGTCCCGTGATGAGTACTACGCAACTCAAGCACAGGGGCAAATGGATTCGGTGGATAACCACTTTATGCGTAACAATGACCCGCGTATGCCGTTGTTCACTGACCGTAAAACGTCAACAACTCGCGGAACCGGGTTTGGTAACGGAACCTAACTGGAGACTTTTACATGGCTTCATCTGCAACGCCTTTTGGCTTGAAGCCGATCAATCTGATCGGTGGACAAGCCTTTAACGGTGGCGCAATCCGTGAGTATCTTCTCCCCAGCAACGTAGCTGCGGCGTACTACACGGGTTCTGTCATCTACATGAACACCAACGGTGTTCCCACGATGATCGCGGCTACCCCCACTGCGGGAACCACTGCGGGTATTTTGGGCGTGATGGTTGGCGTTCGTTACACCGACCCGACCCTGAAGTACACGGTATTCGGTCAGTACCTGCCTTCCGGCGCGTATTCGGCTGGCTACCGCGACATCTACATCCGGGTGTGCGACGATCCCGATCAGCTTTACTCGATCCAAGCTGCGACGGTTGTTGGTTCCAAGACCAACGGCGCTCGCGGTGCAATCGGCCAGAACGCTGCTCTGTCGGGCTTTTCCGGCAACGTGACCACCGGTCTGGCAGACACCGCACTGGCTACGGGCGCTAACTGGGGTTCTTGCGCGAGCACGAACACGCTGGCAATGCGTATCGTGGATATCATCACCCCGGACGATACGTACCCGGAAGTCGTGGTTAAGTTCAACCAAGGCGTCCATTCGTATCTGTTCTCCACTGGCGTGTAAGGAGTAACGATCAATGGCTATTTCACGTTCCCAGCTTCTGAAGGAACTCCTTCCCGGCCTGAACGCACTGTTCGGTATGGAGTACTCGCGCTACGGCGAAGAGCACAAGGAGATTTACGACACCGAAACGTCCGAGCGTAGCTTTGAAGAGGAGACGAAACTCTCCGGCTTCGCGGCTGCACCGGTCAAGTCGGAAGGCGCTGCTATCGCGTATGACAACGCGCAAGAAGCGTGGACTGCTCGCTACACCCATGAGACTATCGCTCTTGGCTTTGCGATCACCGAAGAAGCCGTAGAAGACAACCTCTACGACAGTCTGTCGGCTCGCTACACCAAGGCTCTGGCCCGTGCGATGGCGTACACCAAGCAGGTAAAAGCTGCGTCGATCCTTAACCAAGGATTCAACGGCAACTACCTTGGCGGTGACGGTACCACCCTGTTCGGTAACAACTCTGGCGGTAGCCGCGTTGGTCACCCGCTGGTTAGCGGCGCTGTTAACTACAACAGCCCCTCGACCGGTGTTGACCTGAACGAAACGGCTCTGGAAGCAGCGGTTATCCAGATCGCAGCGTGGACTGACGAGCGTGGTCTGCTGATCGCAGCCAAGCCGCGTAAGCTCATCATCCCTCCGGCACTGATGTTCGTCGCCAAGCGACTGCTCGACACGGAACTCCGCGTCAGCACGACCGACAACGACATCAACGCGCTGAAGCAGATGGGTGCAATCCCGGAAGGCTACACGGTCAACCACTTCCTGACCGACACCAACGCGTGGTTCCTCACCACTGACGTACCCAACGGCCTGAAGCACTTCGTCCGCGCTCCCATGAGCACTTCGATGGACGGCGACTTCGACACCGGCAACGTCCGGTACAAGGCCCGCGAGCGTTACAGCTTCGGCTGGTCTGATCCACTGGGTATCTGGGGCTCCCCCGGCTCGACCTGAGTGATCCTCCTGTGGGCGGGGTTCCTGTCCTCCCCGCCTACCTTTAGCCCCCCTTGTGGGGGCTTTTTTATTTACAGTTGTTGCGTCGTCTACTTCTTCGTGCTATAAAAATCATACTCCGGGGAAATAGCCCCATCCGCACTGTCCCGGCAGACTATATGCAGATGGATGGGGAACTCGCATATGAGGAACCATCATGTCTTTTTCGACTTTCTCCGGCCCTATTCGTTCTGGCACCGTCCGTGAAGGCACCGTAGCTCAAGGCCGCAACTGCGGTCTGGCTGTGCTGGCACAATCCTATGACACAGGTGATCTCACCGGCACTGTGGTAGGCAACGTCGATACGCTGGTTTTCAACCTGCCGAAAGGCTCGCAAATTACTGATATCGTGGTAGACCAAGTTGTAGCTGCTACCGCTGGTACGACGACGATTTCGGTAGGCTCCGCTTCGGGCGGTGCGCAGCTTATGGCGGCGGTTGCCACCACTGCTGGTGGCCGTTTCCGTGGCACTGCGACGGCTGCTACGCAGCTTGCTTGGCAGACTTCGACTTCCGCAGACACCACGGTGTACGTTCGTGTAGCGGTGGCTACGGCGACTCTGACCGCAGGGCGGGCTATCGTGACCGTGCAATACGTCCAACGTGCAGACAACGGTGCGCAGAACCCTGTTAGCGCCTGATAATTGATCAGGGGGTATTGTCATGGGTATGCAAACTGATATTAAAAGTGTCTACCTCGCTGCGACGGGTACACTTGTCAGCTATCGGACTCGCATAAAGAGTATGGCTGTAGTTTCCAGTGCTACTGCTGGAAGCATCATACTGAGAGACGGGGGAGCTTCTGGAACGATTGAGTTCCAGATGGATGTACCCGCTTCTGCGGCAGGTACTGGGGCGGTAAACACTGTTTACATCCCTGACGACGGCATCTTGTTTGAAACGGATGTTCACGCCACTTTGTCTAACTGCACGGTGACTGCGTTCTATGCCTAAGACACCGGCATGGACTCGCAAAGAAGGTAAGAACCCTGCTGGCGGTTTGAACGCCAAAGGCAGGGCTTCGTACAACAAGGCCAACCCCGGTAAGCCGGGGCTGAAGGCTCCGCAGCCCGAAGGTGGCCCTCGCCGTGACTCATTCTGTAAAAGGATGACCGGGATGAAGAAGAAGCTCACCAGCGAGAAAACCGCGAAAGACCCCAATTCGCGGATCAACAAGTCGCTTCGGGCGTGGAACTGCTGACATGGCCTCACCCAAGCCGAAGAATTCCGCGCTTTGGTCGCGTGTTCAAGCAGCGGCTAAGGCTAAGTTTGATGTTCACCCTAGCGCGTATTCCAACGCATGGGCGTCCAAGGAGTACAAGAAGCGCGGTGGGTCATGGGCTGGCCCTGACAACCGGGTGAAGAAAGGTGGCTAAGGGCGGCCTTGGCAAATGGTTTGGTGAGCAGTGGGTTGATGTAAAGACCGGCAAAGAATGTGGCCGGTCAGGGGCCAGCGACAAACGCGGCTATCCTGCTTGCAGACCCAAGGCAGCGGCAGCGAAGATGTCATCGAAGCAGAAAGCCACGATGGCAGCAAAGAAAACGGGGCCTGCTAGGCAAAGCTGGCCTGTCACACCTAGCGGGAAACCGAAGAGGTAAACATGGCTGAGAAGTGGATTCAGAAAGCCATCAAGAAACCCGGCGCCCTTCGTAAACAGATGGGTATAAAGAAAGGGCCGATCCCCCCTAAGAAACTTGAGATAGCCGCCAAGAAACCGGGCCTTATCGGTCAACGGGCGAGGCTCGCTAAAACACTTGGCAAACTGAGGAAAAAGTAATGCCTAAGAATGACCCGTATGAAGCCTCGCGGGGAGAAGAAACTGCTCCTCCGATGACCCCGGAGCGTAAGAAATTCCTCGAAGAGATGGGCAAAGACCAGCGCAAATCGAAGGAAGATTCCGATGAAAGAGATCGGAAGCGCGCTAAGGAGATGAAGAAGTACAAGGAAAGCCAGCTTTTCCCCGCCCCCGGCTACGCCAAAGGCGGCAAAGTAAAAGCCAGCAAGGGTCGCGGCGACGGCTGCTGCGTCAAAGGCAAAACCAAAGGTCGGATGGTTTAAGGAGAACGGAGATGGCCGGAGACTATTCAAGCGGGATGGAAGAAAAGAAACGTGGTAAACCCCGCGAAAAAATGCGTGGGGGTACTCCTAGAGGTGGAGACTACGCTAGTGGCATGGAGGAGAAAAAATCCAAGCCTAAGCCTAAGCCCACTCCAAAGCCTTCCGCTCCGTTTAGTTCCGCAGTAGAAGGCGAAGCTCAGGCAGCCTCACGCGAAGCTGCAAAACGCCAAGCTATTCGTAGCGCCGCTAGCACGGCTGGTCGCGGAGCACTTGGTGCCGCAGCAAGGTTTGCTGGCCCCGTAGGCGCAATATACGGCGGGTATGAGCTTGGTGATGCACTGAAAGACACAAAGCCCGCCCTAGCAGCCCGCGACAAGGTATCTGGCTTCCTTAACCGGCGGTCGGAGTACAAGCAGGAGCAGGCTGACAAAGCCGCTATGGAAGCTGCGCGTAAGCGTGGCGAAGCCAAGCGGGATGCAGGCAAACCTGACTACATGAGTCAAGTTTCTGCTAATGCACTCAAGAAGTTTCAGGACAAAGAACTTCCTGAGATGAATGTAACCGCTCGCAAACGAGCCATGCCTGTAGCGGATGTTCCGGCGAAACCTGCGCCGAAAGCCGCTGCTAAGCCGAAAGAAGATCGCATGAAAGGTTTCATGGCTGATCTGGAGTCAAGGAATCCAGATAACGAGGTATTTAAGCGCCTGCGCGCACGCGGCTTCGCCAAAGGCGGTCACGTAAAAGCTGACGGCTGTGCCAAGAAAGGCAAAACCCGTGGGAGGATCATCTAATGGGTAAGATGTCTGGCGAGATGGCGGCGTACTTCGCCAAGAAAGGCGAGAAAGGCCTTGCCAAGCATGAGAAGCGCGAGGCTGCGGGGAAAGAGAAAGACACCCGCAAGATCGCCAAGAAAGAAGAACGTGCTCTGAAAGGCGCTCCCAAGAAGCTGCGGGAGTACGAGAAGAAGGAGCACAAGGAGATGGGCTACGCCAAAGGCGGTAAAGTCGATGGTGTTGCCCGTAAGGGTAAGACGGCTGGCAAAATGGTCAGGATGAAGTAATGCGTCCCTCCCGTGGTATGGGCGACATTAACCCGACCAAACAGCCACGCAAGACCCGCGTGACTCGCGTGACTCGCAAAGATTCGCCTCAGATAGTAGACGGTTACGCTAAAGGCGGCGCTTGCCGTCCACCCAAAAAGAGGTAGGTGCTGTGGCTTTTAATTACTACGGTGATGGCGGTATGGGCGGCATGATGGGTGGTGGCTACGCCAGCCCGCAGGGTTACGCTAGTCCACAAAGCTACGGCGGCGGCTACGGTGGTATGGGTGGCTACGGTGGTATGGGTGGCTACGGCGGTATGGGTGGCGGTTACGGCGGCGGATATATGAATCCGGCGAGTATGTATGGCGGAATGCCTAGCTACGGAGACTACGGCGGCTACGGCGGTTATGGTGCCCCGCAGAGTGGTGGCTACATGGGCATGATGCAGCCGCGCCAGATGGGTGGCTATATGGGCATGATGGGCGGTGGTGGCTACGGCGGCATGATGGGTGGTATGGGCGGCGGTGGCTATGGCGGTATGGCTGAACGGATGGGCGGCTACGCGGGCATGATGCAGCGTCAGCAGCCATATGGTTATCTGAACTCCAACGCGTCCCCGACGAACTACAAGTCCTCACCTTTCGCTGGTTTAGCTACGTCCTCGCCAACCACTCAGGGGGCACCGTCTAATCCAAGTCTAGCGATCTAAGCGCATGACCACTTCAGGCACCGCTACATTTAATCTTGACCTCTCCGATATAGTCGAAGAGGCGTTTGAGCGTTGTGGTGCGGAGCTTCGGTCGGGCTATGACTTTCGTACCGCTCGCCGGTCTTTGAACCTGCTGTTTCAGGATTGGGCCAACCGGGGCGTCAACCTGTGGACGCTGGAGCAGGGGACGATTCCGCTTGTAGCAGGCACGGCTACCTACGCCCTGCCTGTTGATACTGTCGATCTTCTGGATCATGTGATCCGTACCGGTAGTGGTACGACTCAGGCTGACATCACTATCTCGCGAATCAGTTCGTCTACCTACGCGAGCATCCCCACGAAAACCTCTACGGGGCGGCCCATTCAAGTGTGGATCAAGCGGCTGGAATCCCCAGAGATCACCGTGTGGCCTGTACCGGATAACTCACAGCCGTACACCTTTGTGTACTGGCGACTGCGGCGTATACAGGATGCCGGGTCAGCTACTAACACAATGGATGTGCCGTTCAGGTTCCTTCCCGCGTTGGTCTGTGGCCTTGCGTACTACCTGTCGATGAAAATCCCCGACGCTATGGTGCGGATGGAAGTACTCAAAGCGCAGTACGACGAGGCGTGGAACACCGCTTCTGAAGAAGACCGCGAGAAGGCCCCAGTGCGGTTTGTACCGCGCTATATGTTCGGTAGGTGATCCGTGGCTAATCAGTTTGCGACAGGCAAACGGGCGATAGCACAGTGTGATCGCTGTGGATTTCGCTACAAGCTGAAGCAACTCAAGACTCTGACTATCAAGACCAAGAACGTCAACATTCTGGTTTGCCCGTCGTGCTGGGAACCCGATCATCCGCAGTTGCAGTTGGGTATGTACCCCGTAAACGACCCGCAGGCGTTGCGGAATCCGCGACGAGATACAACGTACCAAGTCTCTGGTACACTCGCTAATGGAAATCTTGGTGAAGGTAGCCGGATTATCCAGTGGGGCTGGGCACCTGTTGGGGGGAGCACCAACCCAGATCAGCTTCTTACCCCAAACTACCTTCGTATGACCCTACACCTTGGGTCAGTTACTGTGGCGGTGACATAGGAGAATACTATGAAAGGTAAAGCGTGTGGCGGCAAAACGGCGAAAGGCTATGCTGCTGGTGGTAAGACCAATATGCAGATGCTCAAAATGGGCCGTAATCTGGCGAAAGTAGCGAACCAGAAGAAGTCTGGTCGCCGGGGAGGCTGATATGGCTACCACAACTTACAGCCAGCCTAAGCCGAACAAAAACCCCCTTGGTCAAAACGGATACCCGCAGAAGGGTATCAAGACCACTGGGGTTAAGACTCGCGGCAATGGCGCAGCTACCAAGGGCACGACCGCTCGCGGCCCTATGGCGTAAGTTCTTATGAACTACGCGCAATTGCAGGCTGCGATAGCAGGCTACGTCGAGAACCCGGATGCGACGTTTGCCGCGCAAATCCCGACGTTCATTCGTCAGGCGGAAACTCGCATCTTCAATTCGGTGCAGTTCCCCTCTTTGCGGAAGAACGTGACCGGCACGGTCACATCAGGCAATGCGTACCTTAGTTGCCCAGATGACTTTCTGGCGGTGTACTCACTCGCTGTTATCGACGGTACGGGGCAGTACTCGTACCTCCTTAATAAGGATGTGAACTTCATACGTGAGGCCTACACCTCACCCGCCACCACGGGCCTGCCGAAGTTTTATGCGCTGTTTGGCCCGCAGTCCGCGTCTCCCACGGAACTGTCGTTTATCCTTGGCCCCACACCGGGGTCGGGCTACACGATGGAGCTTCACTACTTCTTCTACCCGGAGTCGATCACTACGGCGGCTTCCGGGCAGACATGGCTGGGTGACAACTTTGATCCTGTTCTCCTGTATGGCTCTCTTGTTGAGGCGTATACCTATCTGAAGGGTGAGACTGACTTGCTCCAGCTTTATGATGGGAAGTACAAAGAAGCTCTCAGCATGGCTAAGCGTCTTGGCGACGGCATGGAGCGGCAGGATGCGTACCGGTCTGGACAGTTCAGGCAGCCGGTGAACTGACATGGCGATTACCCAGACCACCACTGACGCGTTCCAAGCCTACGTTCTGACGGGTACGTTTTACCTCGCGCTATATACAAGTTCAGCCACGTTGAACAGTTCTACAACTGTTTACACAACCGCTGATGAAGTATCTGGTGGCGGATACACGGCTGGCGGCGTGGCTCTCACTGTATCGGTAGGCCCGACTACTACAGACGGAACGACTTACATTTCGTTTAACGACGCTGTTTGGTCGCCAGCGTCGTTCACTGCGCGTGGTGGTCTGATCTACAACACGGCGGCAGCTAATCAAGCCGTTGCTGTACTGGACTTCGGAGCCGACAAAACGGCAACGAACACATTTACCGTGCAGTTTCCCGCAGCGACCTCTACTACGGCGATCCTGCGAGTAGTGCGGGGGTGACCCGTGCTATATATCTTCTGTGACTCAGATAACGGTGTAACCACACCGGGCACGTTGTATCAAACCACTTCCACATGGCCCGCTAACTCAGATCGCTGGTCAAGTATTGCTAACGCACTTGGGAACGCCACAATTCAAGGTCTGGCTGACGACCTTACGTTCCTGATTCAAGGAACAGCAAATTTTGGTTTTGCTAACGTCAGTGCTCTTTCTGCCCTATCAGTCCTCATTGAGGGCGACGCCACAGGCGCGATATGGGACGACACAAAAGCCACTATCCAAAATAGTGGTACCGCCGCACCTTTAACGCTCGCACTTTCAGTCCCAATGACAGTCAGAAATGTGCAGGCTCAAAACAGTCAAAGCAGTGGAACTCCACGTATTGCTTATTGCACTGGTACTGGGGCTGTTACGCTTGAGGGGCTAAAGTTACGCGGACTTAGTACTTCAATTAATACTGCTACAGGAATTAATGGAACAACTGCACCACCTGCTTCTATCACCGCAAAAAACTGCATTGTTGATATGTCAGGCTGTGCGGCGCCATCCAACGGTATAGGTATTCAATCCGCAACGGTCGGAAGTTTTTACAATTGTGTTTTTCGCGGTGCGGGTACAGGCACAACCAACGCCGATAGCTGCGTGAACTGCGCGTTCTTTGATTTTGCCACACAGGGCGGCGGCAGCGGTAACTACAACTACTGTGCAACAGTAAACGGTACGGGGACTAACCCTATTTCTGTGTCTAATTGGAACACTGTATTTGTTAATTACGGGGGCTTTGACTACCGACTACTTCCCGGCGCAGCTTTGATAGGAGCGGGTATCGGCCCTAGCTCAGACCCTAATGTACCCACAACAGATATTGCAGGAGTAACACGCTCAGGAACTACTACTGACGCGGGGGCGGCGATGTACGTCGCCTATAATGTTAGCTCCGGCTGGCTAGCGGCGTAACAACAGATGGCTATATCACACGTATTTTCTAACGCCATTCCTGATGGGACGAACACCAATGTCGTTCGCCCAAGCGATTGGAACTCAGCCCACAATCAGTACTACACCCTGTCTGGTAACACCCTCGGTGTCAGCACGGTCAGCGGTACAAACGTCGTCTTTCAAGGCTCAGGTAACGTAAGCCTGTCTGGTACCGGCCAGACCATCGTTCTGTATGCCACGGGCGGTGGTGTAGGTGGTGGCGTTGCTCTGTCAGCCGGTACGCAGTCTGTTTCTTCTGGTACGGTATCTTTCGCTAACTCCAACGGCATTACGTTCGGGATGTCTGGCAGTAACCAGATCACCGCTAGCTATACCGTACCTACGCAGTCGGTTCAGACCCAAGCCTCTGGGAATATCGCGGGCTCTGGTTTCTCCAGTACAACCACTACTGGCACGGCCATCGTAGGGACTAACAACAGCCTCGGACTTAGCCTTGGTGTACCTGCTTACCTGACAACACAGTCAGTTCAGACGCAAGCGTCTGGGAATATCGCGGGTTCGGGCTTTTCCAGCACGACAACCGCTGGTACAGCTATTGTAGGGACTAACAACAGCAACGGTCTTAGCCTTGGTGTACCTGCTTACCTCACTACTCAATCGGTGCAGACGCAGGCTTCAGGGAACATAGCCAGAACAGGCTTTACCAGCACGACGACAACCGGTACCGCTGTTGTTGGTACATTGAATACGGGTGGATTGAGCCTTGGCGTACCCGCTTATCTCACAACTCAGTCTGTTCAAACGCAGGCTTCAGGGAACATAGTAGGTTCCGGCTTTACAGGAGCTAACGCTACAGGCACGCTGAACTCCAACGGTCTATCTCTGTCTGTCGCAGCCCCCGGTGCGGCTAACTACTCGATTGGTGTATCCAACCTTGGTAACACCGCAGGCTCTACCGGCATCACCGGCACCCGCATTGTCTTCGTTGGTACAAACAACATCTCGCTTAGTCAGTCCACCGACGCAAACGGCGCGACGATTTCTATTAACCAGACAGGTGGTGGCGGTGGCCCCACTGCTTACGTAGCTTCGCTTAACGGGTCTACGGGTTCTATCAGTCTGAACGTAGGCTCAAGCCTATCGTCTTCTACTAACGGGTCTTCGATCACGTTTGGGCTTGCCAGTAACATCACGACGGCGTTGCAGTCGGCAAATGCAAACTATCTGACCTCGCAGTCCAACCAAGCCTTCTCAGCTAGTGGTGGCTCAAGCACGTTCCAGACATTGAACTTCGCTAACTCTAACGGCGTCACGTTCTCTAATTCGGGTGGGTCAGTTGTCGCTTCTTACACCGTGCCTACGGTACCCACGGCTTATGTGTCTTCGGTTAATGGATCGTCTGGTGCTATCAGCCTGAACGTAGGCTCAAGCCTATCGTCTTCTACTAACGGGTCTTCGATCACGTTTGGGCTTGCGGCTAACATTACCACGGCTCTTCAGTCGGCTAACGCGAACTACGTGACCTCACAGTCCAACCAAGCGTTCTCGGCTAGCGGTGGGTCAAGCACATTCCAGACGTTGAACTTCGCCAACTCTAACGGCGTCACGTTCTCTAACTCTGGCGGGTCTGTTGTCGCTAGCTACACCGTACCTGTTGTACCCACGGCTTATGTGTCTTCCGTTAATGGAAGCTCAGGTGCTATCAGCCTGAACGTAGGCTCTAGCTTGTCGTCGTCCGTAAACGGGTCATCGATCACGTTTGGACTTGCCAGTAATATCACGACGGCATTGCAGTCTACAGGTAACTATCTCACCACGGCCCGCGCATCTAACGATGCTATCGGCCTTAACACCGCCGCGACTAACGTCACATGGACGGTGGATTCCAGTGGGCTTAGCCTTAACGCGGCGGGGTATGCTGGTACTGGCACATCAGCTACTAATGCGTCCATCACGCTGAATTCCGCAGGTTTGGCTATTTCTGTCGCCGCCCCCGGCGGTGGCGGTGCGGGTAACTTCAACCTGTCTGGCGCTACTTCGGGGAATACCACCGCTTCAGGTAGTACGATCAACCTGTCGGGTATCAACGTCACGTTGTCCGGTACAAACGGATCGCAGATCGCTATCTCCGCTCCAGCTACATCCAGCCTGTCTGCGGGTAACAACTTCAGTATCAGCACTAACGGCAGCACAATTATTCTTTCTGCCCGTGCAGCGGCTCTAGGGGCAGGTACTCAGACAGCACTTTCTGGTACCGTTAACTTCGCCAACTCTAACGGCATTACGTTTGGGATGTCGGGTAGTAGCCAGATCACGGCCAGTTACACCGTCCCCCTGACTACCGGATTCGCTGGTACAGGATTCACCTCTACTACTGTTACAGGCACGGCTGTACAGGGCACTCTTTCTACTAACGGATTGAGTCTTGCTGTCCCTGCTTACCTTACCGCCGCTGCTGGTGGTGGTTTCTCAGGAGGTGTATCTAACCTCGGTAACACTGCTGGCTCAACGGGGATCACAGGTACGCGTATTGTCTTTGTTGGTACGAACAATATCTCGCTTAGCCAATCTACAGATGCAAACGGTGCGACGATCTCCATCAACCAAACAGGTGGTGGCGGTGGTGGTCTTACCAACATAAATGTCTCTGCGGGTACGACATCTAATAACCTGTCCAATATTGTCTTTAGCAATGGTAACGGTGTCACGTTTGGTCTTGATGGTTCTACGGTAACAGCAAGTGTTGCTC